CATGGCAACAAGAAATACCAGATCATATTCAGATTTAAATCTGCTCTTTACTAAACACCCAGTTACTGCCGATGTAACTGCATTAACAGATGAAGATGCGGTTAAAGCCTCGCTTAGGAATTTAATTTCCACTAAGCACTATGAGCGTCCCTTTCATCCTGAAATTGGTTGTCAAATCTATTCTTTGTTATTTGAAAACTTTACCCCGGTTACCCTACAAATTATGAAGAAATCAGTATTTGATACTATTTCTAAATTTGAACCTAGAGCTACAGTATTAGATGTTAAAATACGTGAAAGGGTAGATCAAAATGATATCAGTGTTGATATTATTTTTAGACTTAATAATTCCGAGCGACCAATCACTGTCAATACGTATATAACAAGAGTAAGATAATGTCTAATTTAAGAATAGCCGAACTTGATTTTGATCAAATCAAGACTAATTTAAAAACCTATTTAAAAGCACAAAGCACATTTACAGACTATGATTTCGAAGGATCAGGTCTATCTACACTCCTTGACGTTTTAGCATATAATACCCATTACAATGCCTATTTGGCTAATATGTTAATGAACGAAATGTTTTTGGATTCTGCTGTCAAGAGAGCATCTGCAGTTTCTATAGCCAAACATTTAGGTTATACGCCTACATCTGCAAGGGGATCGAAAGCTAATATATCCCTAGTTGTAAATAGCCCCACCGGTCTCCCTGCTAGTCTAACGCTAAATCGATATACCCCCTTTACTAGTACCATAGGGGGAACTGCATATACGTTTTTAAATAACGAAGCAAAAACTACCGGTCGAGTTGGTACTACCTATACCTTTTCTAATGTAGATGTAATAGAAGGTGCTCTTCAATCTTATAGTTTTGCTGTATCTGATACTACACCGGATGCAAAATATATTATTCCTGCCAATAATGTTGACACAACAACTTTACAAGTTACTGTCCAAACCTCTGCCACCGATACTACATTTGATATCTATACCCTTTCCACCGATATTACTGGTTTAGATGGTAATAGTAAGGTGTATTTTCTAGAACAAAACCCTCTTGGTAATTATCAAATATTTTTTGGTGATGGTATTTTAGGAAAAAATCTTACTGTTGGTAATTTAATTACTGTGCAGTATCTAGTAGTAACTGGTGCTGCTGTTAATGTATCAAGCAAGATTACCCAATCCTTTACTGCAAGTGGTACCATTGGAGGTTCTACTAATATATCAATTACTGTTAATAGTAATTCAACTGGTGGCGCCGATAGTGAAAGTATTACGTCTATTAAATTTAATGCACCAAGAATTAATGCCACAAAAAATAGAGCAGTAACTGCAGTAGATTACGAGAGTTTAATTTTAGCAGAATATGCTGGTGCAGAATCAGTATCAGTTTGGGGTGGGGAAGAAAATGTACCTCCTATATTTGGTAAGGTGTTAATTTCCTTAAAACCGTATGCCGGTTATACAATTTCAGATAATACAAAAGAGAGTATTAAAAATACTATTCTTAAAAGCAAACAAGTATTAGCTATTCAACCACAATTTATTGATCCTGAATATCTTTATGTTTCAATAGTAGCAAGCGTTTTATTTGACCCTAATAAGACTACTAAGACATCTGAAACTATAAATGCATTAATAAATAGTAGAATTAATACCTATTTTGCTACAAACTTAAATAAGTTTAATAAAAATTTTTATATTTCTCAATTTATTAAATACATAATTGAATCAGATGTTTCATTAATTAGTGTATCACCTGAAATTGGTATACAAAGAAGAATAACCCCTACCTTAAATGTATCTAACGTTTATCAAGGTAGTGTAGCTATAAAGTATTACAATAAGATACACCCTAATGAGATATATTCTACTAAATTCTATATTAATAATAACGGGGTGCAAACATTAGTTACAATTAAAGATCGTTCCACAACTAGCCCTCCAAACTATAATGGTACAGGAACTTTAATATTAGTAAATGCAGCAAACGATACAACTGTCTCTGCAATTGGTTCAGTAAATTATGCAACCGGGACATTAACTATTACAGGGCTTACCCCTTTAGGTTATCAAACTGGTCAAACCAACATTCAAATTACAGCTAAATTACAAGAAGAGTCCTACAATGTCTCTACAGCTAAAAATCAAATCTTAGTTCTTGATGATAGTTCTAAAGATGCAACCACTGGCCGAGCAGCAGGAATAACTATTAATGTGACTACATTGGTACAGTAATGTCTAGAATTAAAGAAAAAGTATCGCAGCTGGTAACCGGGCAGCTGCCTGAGTTTATCAGAGAAAATTATAGTACCTTTACAACGTTTGTAGAAGCATACTATAAATTTCTTGAACAGGACAGCGGTGCTTTAGAACTCGTACAAAATGCCCGTTCCTATAACGACATTGATTTAACTACATCAGATTTCGTGCAGTACTTCTTAAGTACATATATTAAAGATATCCCAGTTAATGCTTTAGCTAATAAACGTATGCTGGTTAAAAAAATCAGCGATTTATATACTGCAAAAGGTTCTGATCTTTCATTTAAATTACTTTTTAGGATAATGTATGACTCCGACGTTACAGTATCCCACCCTTATGATTATGTTCTAAGACCCTCTGATGGCACTTGGGAACAAAGAGTTTCATTAAGAGTATCATTAAGTAGTGGTAGTGTAACTAATATCTTAGATCGTTATCTAACTTATAAAAAAGATGGTATAACTTATAATGAACCTATTATTAGGGTTAAAACTTTAACCAATAATATTTACGAAGTATTTTTAAAAAGTTCTTCTACAGCACCATATACTATTGGAGACACAGTTACTGTTAGTGATGGTACTAGTAATATTTTTGTTGGTATTATTAAACCAACCACTACTGGTTATGTTATTAAATACAGTGGTACAGGGTTTAAAGTAGGGCAAATATTTGAGGTTACTGCTGGTGGCGGTATTAATACATTAGTTAGAATTGTGAGGGTAAATTCTAATGGAGGGGTTACTCTATTAAAATTATTAAACTATGGTTACGGATTTAGCGGTGATATTTCTATTAACTTGTTTACTGACTTACGTACAATTAATCAATCAGAAACATTAAATACTAGTTCATCAGGATTCCTTGAGCAATTCCTCATGATGAGTCCAGATATTTCTTCTAACGCATCTAGATATTTTGACTCTGATTACGTTGCAATAGGCTATACCGGCACTACACTTTCAAGATCTACAAATTCACAATTAAATTCTAATAGCGATTCTTTTAGTTCCTCAGTAAATGACACCTCTGTAGCAGTTATAAATTTTACAATGGGGGCTGTTGCCAAATATCCAGGTCAGTATATTACATCAAAAGGTTTCTTATCAGAACCTGAAGTAAGATTACAAAACGTTAATCTGTACCAACCTTTTGCATATGAATTACAATCAGAACTAGATATTAGTTATTTTTATGATACAGTTTTAAAATTAATACATCCTGCTGGTACCAAGTTATTTAATAATAGGACAATTACTGCTACGGCTAATATATCTGCAAATGTTAGTGTATTGACAAGAAGTAATGTAGCTATTCAACTACAAGATTCATTTAAAGTCTTAGACACAGCATTAATAGGCTTAAATAAAGATTTCGGATATGAAACTGCTAATACCAGTGATATAGTAACACTAACTGTTAAACCAGTATTTACCGATAACGCTACAACATCTGATTCTGCAATAATTTCATTGTATCTGTCGGCATTTACAGACAATACAACGCCTACAGAATCTTTAACGATAAATACCTCCCTTGCTGCTTTTACAGATAATACAGCACCATCAGATACAATTACATTAAACACAGGTAAAAATATACCCACAACAGATAGTACGGTTACACTTACAGAAACTATTTCTGGTAACTTATTTAACTATACAACTGATGCAAGCCCCGTAACAGGATATTTTGCAAATATTTACGTTGCATCAACAGTAATAACAGCTTAAGCAATAGCTTAAATGTGTATAAATATAACATAAATCTTTTTAGAGGAAACAAAAATGTTTACAGAATCAGTAAGAGCCATTGGTAATTTAGAAGTTAAACTTCTGGATTCTACTGGTACTTTAAAAGACATTAGAAATGTCGATAATTTAGTTGTTGCAGTTGGTAAGGATGTAATTGCCTCCCGCCTGGTGGGTAATACACTTGCATTACCTAGCTACATGGCTGTTGGTTCAGGTAACACAGCAGCTGCTACCTCCCAAACCACCCTTGGTACAGAGTTAGGTAGAGTTGTCTTAGATTCAACAACCAGAACGACCAATACAATTGCATATATTGCAACATTTGGTGCTGGTACCGGTACAGGTTCTTTAGCTGAAGCTGGTATCTTTAATGCAGTAACATCTGGTAATATGCTTTGTCGTACAGTCTTTAGTACGGTTACCAAGGCTGCTGGCGATACTGTGGTTATTACTTGGAACGTTACAATAGCATAACATAATATGTCTTTTCTTTTAAAGGACAGAATCCACCAATCGTTGGCGGAGACAGTCTATAATGAGTTTCTTTCTCGTAGATCTAATTATTACTATTTTATTGGTAAAGTATTAGATTGGCCTAATCCCCTTGTACCTCCTTCTCCAGAAGTTACTGCTGATTACGAATATGAAACTCGTAGACAAATTTTGCAAGTTAAAAAAGTTAACGTTAATGATGTTTCCCTGGTAGTTAAAAGAATAAATTGGGTCACTGGTACTGTATATGATCAATTTGATGGTAATTATTCTTCTAGCTTTAAATCAAGTACTGGTGCTTCAAGTCTAAAAGACTCAAATTATTATGTGCTAACAAGCCAATTTAATGTTTACAAATGTTTGTTTAATAAAAATGGTGCTGCCTCTACCGTTGAACCTACTAATTTTGATCCTACTCCTTTAACGACTGCTGATGGGTATATTTGGAAGTATATGTATACTGTTCCATTATCCGTTAGGAATAGATTCTTAACTACCGACTATATGCCTGTTCAAAGGGCAGTTACAAATGCATACTATTCTAATGGAGAAATTAGAAGTATAGTTTTAGATAATCAAGGCTCAGGTTATATAGGTAATAATGTTGTAACGTTAACTGTTAATGGTTCATTTTTAGGCGGTAATGGTAACGTAATAGCCAACCTAACTCCAGTCTTAAATACATCTGGTGAAATTATCAAAGTGTATATTGATAATCCAGGTAATAATTATAAACAAGCCTCCATTACTGTTAATGATACATCTGGCTTAGGTACAAGCCATTTTAAAGGTTTAAGTAATGTAAAGATTACTAGTACAGGTGCCAATTATTATACTAATGTGGTTGCAAATACCATTGCTACTATTGCAACTACTGGTGCTGCTCAACCAACTTCTAATGCTCTTGCTAATTTAATTTTTAG